CAAAGCAGTTCAAAAAAGAGAAGGTTGTTCTTACAAAGAAGCACTCAAAAAGGCAAGTGCCGAAAGACGCAAGTAAATAACTATATTAACTTTGTTTCATATTAACTGAAAGTTAATCATATACTATACAAATAACTATATTATATGATTATTAAGATAAACTATGTATAAATAGTGTATAAATACTTAATAAAATTAATTTTATTAATCCTTTATATGGTATTTTATGGAATAATATGATAATTAATATGAATTATCGTATTATATAGTATAAACCCTTAACATTCGTATAATGGGATTGATGGTAGTTCCTTATGGGTAATGAATGTTTCTACACTTGGGAACTTTATACACCTAATTAGGTCTGTTAGTTTATCAACTGGAATATGATAATGAGGTTTAGGTTTATCCACCTTGCCCCATCTATAGGTCATCACATCTCGCACCTCAAATGTATCCCATAATTCCTTATCATAGTCAAGAGAGCAAGTAGCATCTTGGAAATTGAATACGAATACCTGTTTTTTGTCTGTCTGCCTGACCTTTGATACAGGCACTATAGTTGTGGGATATGTATGCTTCTTACATCTGCGACTTTTCAGTTCCCAACTTGTTCCGCTATTTGCTTCAAAATCGTAGATATAGTAATCATCACCATAAATATCTTTGGTGTTCCTAATATCCACTTCATCTTCCCAGTTAAGTTTTAGCATATCTACTACTTCCAATTCTCTCTCTAATCCAAACTTAAGGTCATTCTTAAAACTCCTAAACTCTGTCATTTATATAATATACCAATATAAAAAAATTAAACAAACTTAATATAAACAATTAATTAAAATAATTAAAATTAAAATCTATAGTAATATTATATAATGGAGAACATCAAAGAATACATTTCCAAAAAGCGACCAAGTTTGTCTAAATCTTCTCTCACTACTTATGGTTCTATCCTGAAGAACCTGTATAAGAATGTGTATGGAAGTGATGACTACGACCTCTCAAAGTTCCAGTATCCCAGTCAAACCCTCAAGTATTTAGACGGAATACCACCCAATAGACGCAAAACTATCCTCTCTGCTTTAGTAATAATTACCGATAATAAAGACTATAGAGACCTTATGTTAAAAGATGTCAGGGATTATAATGCCGATATTCAAAAGCAGGAAAAGACTGAAACTCAACAGGAGAGTTGGGTGGAGAAGAATGCCGTTAATGAAATCTTTAGCGACCTGAAGAAGAATGCCGATGCTATTATGAAGAAACAGAAATACTCCTTAAGCGACCTACAGGAGATACAGAACTATATTATTATTGCCCTACTTGGAGGTATGTTTATCTCACCTCGTAGAAGTAAGGATTTCTGTGATTTCAAAATAAGAAACATAGACACCAATAAGGATAATTATATGGAGAAGAATAACTTTCATTTTAACTCTTATAAGACTGCTAAAACATACGGCAAACAGGTCGTAGATATTCCTGTCAAACTGAAAAACATTATAGCAAAATGGATAAAGATTAACCCTACAGAGTATTTGCTATTTGATGCGAATATGAATAAACTTTCTGCCGTAAAGTTAAACCAAAGACTAAACAAAATCTTTGATGGTAAGAAGGTTGGAGTTAATCAACTTCGTCATACCTACCTGACTGATAAGTTCGCAGATAGTATCAAAAGAGAAAAGGTTATTAAGGATACTATGGAGGATATGGGTTCTTCAAAGGAGATGCTAAAGACCTATGTAAAGAAGGACTAAAACAAAAAGGTAGAAAAGTAGCAAACTGGGGCACTAATCTTGAACTTTTTTAATTTTATTTTTTTAATAATAATGATACACTCACTATTATTAAAATTAATTTGTAGAAATCTTTGAAAACACCGCACCACTTTACTACTTTCCTACCTTTTTTAAGATTTCACATTAAGACCAACAGGTATTTTAGTTAGGTCAGGTCGGTTGCCTTCCTCATCTTCAACTATCGTTTCTGTATCAATCTCAATATTGCCTCTTCCTTCAACATCTTTGCTACGGAAGAAGTGCTTTAATATATATTCATTTTTCTTGAAATCAATACTCTTATCTAAATCATCAAACATATCAAGGAAGGTTTCCACATCGGTATATAAGTCTTTTGACCTATACTGACTGCTATTGATGAAGTGGAGGAATGCCGAACAATACCACCCACAGGCATTATTCATTAGGGACTGAATATCCTTTTTTGTTTCAGGAATATTCTTACCAATAGTGCGAAAAATGGCGTTTTTCACATCAGTAGGTTTTCCCACACCATAAGGGTCAAAGTAAATACCCTCTATTTTACCATTTGGGTATTTATTCAGTTGAAAACAGGTCCAGTGCGACCCAGTATTACGCCTACCATCTTCATCAAACTCGTCCTCAAGATTAATTATATAACCCTTATTGAACTCCAACTTATCAGGTAAGTCGTCTTTGAAGCAGATGTCAGCAAGAGGGAAGTTCATTCGCTTACTCAAGTCTCTTAATTGTGCGTCTGTTAAACTCATTCTATATATTAGTTAGAGAAAATTAAATCCTATATTAATCTTTCTAAATATAATTACATTTGTCCTGCTTTATGAATATGTTGATAGGCAGGGGGTAGAGTATGTTGGAATTGGAAATTGGAAGAGTAAGGTTGTGATTGTAAAGCAGGTGGTAGTGCTCGTTGTCCTTTTCCTCCCAATTGTCCTCCACTTGCTCTAAATCCTCGTCCAGCATAAATACCCTTACCCTGTCTTCCAGCATATAGACCTTCTCCTGAACCACCTACCCATCTCATACTACCTCTGTTTCCAAGTTGGTTGGAAGTGAAACCTCCTCTTTGTGGGTCTTCAATAGTAGTAGGTCTATTCATCTGTGCCTGTCTTGCTTGGTCTGCTAATGCCTGTAGTTGTATGTAATCCATAGCACCTAAACCTGCTCGTTCCATATATCCGTAATTAGTTCCCAAAAGATTATTCATTTCCCCTAAACTTCGGTCATACATTTCTGCTCCTTGAGTGGAGTTCCCCATACGACTTCTTTGGTTTGCGGATACAGAACCTCTATTACCTGCTCTCTTTTTGGGTGCTAATGCCTTGTCTCCTTTTGCGACTAATTTATCTTTCTGTTTCTTTGCTTCTTTACCTGCTAATTTGCCTAATTGTTTTCCAGCGATATTACCAACCGCCATAGCACCAGGCACTAATTCAGGTTGTCCCAACGCCATAGCACCAGCAGAAAGAGCACCTGATAAGAGTTCAGGGGCATAATCCACTCCAGCATCTATAAGTTGGTCTGCTCCTTTGGATAATTCCTTAAGACCTGCTCTACCTGCCTCTTTTGCTAATGGTAGGACAACTTTACCTACTGCCTTTGCTCCTTTCTTAATATCATCAAAAATACCATCTCCTTCCATCTGTCCTCTTGCCTGTGAGTTCGCCAATATTTCTTCAGGAGATAAGGCAAGTTCTACACCCTTACCTCTTCCAAAAGAACGAGTGGCGATATTATAATTACCAGCATCTACAATCATACATAAACCTTTGCCTGATATAGCAGGTTTGATGCGAACTCTATGTCCGTTTCTCAATCTTGAGAGTTGTTTTTTACTTGCGTCAAATCGTATAACTTTCATCTTATATGATATACGGAGATAATAACTTTTCCTAAAGTATTAAATAATGTATCCATAATACATTATCTAATTGTTAATTAATATAGGTTATATAGTCAAAAAAGCAAAACCATTTTTTAAAGGATACTTTTTTATACTTTTTTCGTAGTTCTTTTGGGATTTTTGGGATTAATAAATCGTTTTCTATTCTATTCATACATTCTGTTTTTATATTTTATTTTTTAATTTCTCAAACGCTAATGGTTTGGTTTATGTTCTTACACCTGTGAGTGCGTCAATATCCACTCCCACTTCGTATTCAATAAAGCACCACAAATCTAACGCCTTTTGGGAGATATTTTGTCCTACAATTTGGACTGATTTGGGGACACTTTCCTCAACAGGAAGCATTCTTGATAAATCAACATAGTAGTATGAGTATTCCATATCAAATCCAAGTCTATCAATAAGACCACTTGTCAATCCATCTACACAACCACCATTTACGGCATTTACGCCGTAAAACTGGTTATTATACTCCTCAAAAGTGTATCTTTGAGTGTTATATATAGCATTTTGTCCGCTTACAACGACATTAAAGTTTGTAAGACCAGTAAGAGGTGAAGTCGCACCACAACCAGCAGGGTCAAAAGGAGATTGATATACAGGCATACCAGTTGGAAGACCAGTATTATTCGTTCCAGCACCAACACCGAAGAAGGGGATTACAAGGATACTCTTAATTCCTGAAATGCCGTTGGTAAGAAGTTGATTGACTTGTCCTGATGCTCCACCACCAACATTTAGCACCTGATACTGGTATATATCTGTGTATTTAATGCTCTTAATAGGGGAGGATAAGTATGATGCCTCAAAAACAGGGTTGAAGACATAACTGGGGACATATAGGTAGATGCTCTTGGAGACAGAACCTTCAGGCACATAGGAGGCGATTTGAGGGTTAAGACATTTAGAACCAACAGAAAGGTCAGCAACATAGGAACAAGCAAGAAGGGTCTTTGATGCTCCGTTAAGTGCTTTAGCAGAGGCAATTTGTAGAGGACATACACCACCGACAGCGTTGGAAGTAGAACCAAGACTGATAGTAGAGACATTACCAGCACCATCATCAGTAGTAGTGAAACTGACAGAGGTGTTATTAAGGTTAAGTGTCATCTTCATATAAGCACCCTTAAGAAGGGGACACATAGCAAAGAAGGAGTGAAGATGTTTCAAGTAGATTGTCGCCATAATAGAGATGGAGAAGCAACCTTGAGTAGTAGCATTAACACCATTACGCTTGGTAGAAACATAGGACTTCCATATTTGAGAAGTGGTAGAACCTGAAAGGAGGAAGGAGAAGGAGTTATTACCAGCACCTCCGTTAATATCATCACCAGCAGTAGCATCAGGGTCGTAGTTGATGTATCTTTGACGAGCAAGGAAACCAGCATTACCTTCAGTTTGCTTATATCTGTTAAAGATAGTAAGATTACCTGTAGAAGGTTGATTGGTAGAGTTAGATGTTCCCTGTCCTTCAACACCAGCAGAACCAGCGAAGAACCAAGTAGTAGGGTCATCAGGGTAGAAACCAATAGTAGCACCTTGAGTAAGAACATCATTCCAACTTAAAGAAGTCATAAGTTTAAAAGAGTTCCACATATTACACCAAGGCGTTTGTTGGATAATAGTTGTTCCGTTATAATCCAAAGTTAAGGAATGGACGATTTGACCGAACCAATTTTTAAGACCAATAGCATAATCGGCACTTGTAGCATTAGTAGCAGGGGCGAAAGCACCAGCAGTAGCAAGGTCGGTAGTAGCGATGGTTAAAAGCATAGGAACGGAAAGGTATGCCTCTCTGTATGACATAAACTTATTACTATTACTTAACTGGGAAGTGTCTATGACAGACTGGTTAGAGTTATAGTTGGAGTTTTGGTTGTCAAGGATATTCAACCAAGACTTATTGATGAAAACAGAAGGCGAACCTTCTACCTCTTGGGATAGGTCAAAAATGAGTTTGTCGCACATATTATAATATTACAGGAGATAAAAAAAATCCTATAATATTATTTTGTTTTCTCTAAATCTATATTCTTTCTAAAAACTCCTTAAAGAGAGAAGTTGATATTTGCCGTTTTCTTTTTTGAGGGTAATTTTTGGATATTGAGTTTTCCCAATTTGGCGGTTATAGATTTCCCTAAACCTTGACCCTTAATATCATATGGGTTGGTATTTGTAGTTGCGATATAATCATCAACTCCACTATAACTTGATGCTCCACCCATTCCTCCGTCTAAAAGAACAGCACCAATACCTTTACCCTCCATTTTGCCTCTTGGGTGTCTGCTTAATCCATAATGTTTCATTCCAGGAACATATGCCCTATGCGTTGCGATAGTTCTAACCATTATTATACTATATTACGAGATTTTAATATTAACATTTATAAATCTTTCTTCTTTTCTATAGTTTTTCGTAAGTTCCTAAATCTCATTACTCCTATCGTTAGTTTATTCAATTCGGTAATCTGCTTTGTGATGTCCTTATCGTCTTCTTGTCCGTTTTTCAATTCAGTCATAAGACGCATCTGCTCTTGTTGGAGTTTGTTATACATATCCATAAGGTCGGTTTCCTTCAAATCGTTATGGTTCATTTTATATATTAGTATTAGAAAATAATAATACTAATATTAATTTGCTCTAAAATATCTCTTTATTCACCTCTATCCTTGATTACTAAAAGGAAAGTCATAGCAGGGTCGTTTATCTTTATGGGTTGAAGATTTGTTCCTAAAAGGGTTAATCTTAACTGGTTATATGTTCCAGGCAATAACTTATTCCAAGCAAACTGGGGTGGTTTCTCATTAATAAGAGCACCAATCGCTACACTTGGGACAATAGAGTAGATGACACTTGTAGGATTAGCATATTGATTATCAATACCACTTAAGGACACCAAGATTGATGAATTGGGTTGAATATCAGGAGCGGTGGTTGATATATAACTGATTGTTCCGTTTGCTAATTTACTGATGTAATCCTGTCCTGTAGGTGGGACATAAGAGTTGTTTGTGTTGAGGGCAGATGTGAAATTAACTGAAAATCCTAATATCTTGTTTATGTTCGCAGGTAGTATGAACTGGGGATTGATATTGTTGGTGGGGAAACCTACCCAAGAGGCAGGAGTAGTCCAACCAGCATATTCAGGAGCAGTAGTAAATTGGGCGTTAGTAGGCAACATAAAGGTATTGAGTTGAACTCCGTATCTGCTTGGATTTACAATCATCTCTAAATAATATACATTTTCTCCCTGTGCGTTGATAAGATAGTGTCCGTTCTGTATCATAGAAAATTGTAGTAATTCATTTAATCTTACTACTTCATACAGACCATCAGGTATATCTATAGTGTAGGTAGTTGTAGTTCCTCCTGTCGTCCAAGTGTATTGTAAGATGTTGTTGTTGTATTGTTCGGCAATATTGAACCAAGAATAATACATAGATACTTGAGACAGGGCAATATAACTATCCCTGAAATCAACAGAACCAGGAAAATTGTATATCATCTTGTTATTATTCCCATCTTCTACAAGATTACTTCGGTTTAAGACAATCGTTCTCATATTATATATATTACACAGAGATTATTTTTTCCAATAACTTAATAATTCCTATAACTATATTTATTTTCTAAATGTTCTTATAGACCCAACTTTATAGGGACGACCAAACATCTTGATATTATGTCCGTCTCTATGATAGACCTTATCACCTTTCTTGGTGGTATAATCCATATCTCCTTTATGCGTTTTGGAAGGCATACCTTTCATACTCGTATGGACTTTACCATCTTTGCCTAAAAATGCTCCACCTTTCATACCTAATTCTGTTGGAACTTGACTACCGCCGAAATAAAATGGATTATGATGGGAAGTTTGTGCTCTCACTCCAGGATTGACAACTACAGGAAAATATCCGCTATTCATTATATACTATATACATATTTTAAAATCCCAATTCAGTTAATTCTAAAAGTAATTCTTTTGCTTGACCTTTTGGAATAAGGTTCAGTTTCATCAGTTTCATTAGTTTTAATTTAAACTTCTTGACTAATTCTACATTATCATTACCACTCATAATTTCACCTTTCATTACCTCAAACTCGTCCATCTCCTTATCCATATCACTTTTCTTGGGAGCAGGTAGAGACAACCTGTCCTTAATATGGGTTATAGATGCTAATTTATTAAGATAAGTCTTTTCTACATCATTTAATCTCTCTAAATCCTCAAACTGGGGAATAGAACCTCCAACAATATCTCTAATGACACCTGCTAATCTACGAGATACTTTCTCACTTGGTAAGTCTTTGATGACACTTCCACTTGGTCTTTTTATCGCTATTATATCGTCTCCTAACCTATGTTGATTAATTATATAGCGTCCAAAGGGGACAAATCTTTTCGCAGGAGCAATACCTCCAAAGAACTTTACATCTTTGTCTCTAATGACTGCTCGTTTGCGAGGAAGAACTTGGTTGCGTCCTAATCCTGTTCCTGAAATCTTACCTAATCCTTTACCCTGTAATAGACCTTCTCTAATCTTGGATATAATAGCGTCCTTATTGCGTTTCTGTTTTGCCGTCATTTTGATTGCCCTGTCTTTCGCAAATTGGAGTAAATCTTTGGAAGTGAAATCGTCTAATGTTTGTAGGGTGGGAACATCTCCTCTTGCGATTGAACGCTCACTACCACTTCTACCAGCAGTTCTTTTACCTGATACAGGGAAAGCATCACCTACTACTATTTCATCATCACTTCCTTCAAAATTGGGAGGTGGAATACCTTTCGCAGGAGTAGCATAAGCACCTGGAGCACCCATCTTTTCACTTCCCACCATAGCAAGACTGAATGCTTGGGTCATTAACTCATTTGTCTCTACAGGTAGTTCCATAAGTTCAATACCTTCTCTAATTATACCATCAACTAATCCAGCATCTCTGCTTTGAATTGCTCTTAATAGTTTATCGTCCCAGCGTTTAAGTTCTACCCTTGTAGGTAATTCCTGTGCTACATCATTCAGTAATTTCATCGCTTCATTAATATCATTTTGGTTGCGTCCTTCACCCACAGCAATATTAATCTCATTTGCTAATATTCTCATACTATTTACTGCCTGTGCTAAATCACTCGCAGTTCCTTCCAACATAAGACCAGTATTCTTCTTTTCAATAACTTCTCTTACACTTTCGTTGCGTCTTGCGGTTAATTCTCTACCAATTTTCATCAAAGATTTCTCAATCTCTTCAGGAGTAGGTAAGAGTTGTAGAACCTCTCTTGGGTTTAATTCTACATTTTTACCTGATGTTTGTTGTAATCCTGTCATAATACCATTCACATTAGCAGTATTATTCATATAATTCACCAAATAAGGCAGGAAGATTTCAGCATAAACTCCCATTCGGTATTTCTTTTTAATATCAGGATTAATAGTATCGGCAAATTGAGAATAAAATAACAACTGCTTTGGTGTTAATTCCTGTGCGATTTTGTTTGCTTCTCGTCCATCTGCTATGTCAGCAAGACGACTTCTTACATCAATCTTGAGACGCTCTGTATCAGCAAGTTTTTCTTCAGTAGTTCTAAAATCACTTGGTTCAACTGGAAGTTGTCCTGTGCGTTTATACACTTTATTTGCCTGTAAGTTCATATCATCTAACCTAACTCGTAGGTCAAGATTAGCGAGGTATTGCTCTCTAAACTTTGCTTGGTCTGTAGGTGCTCGGTTGGGTTGTCCGCTCATATTATAGTATATACAAAGAAAATATTTATTTGTATATATTAATGTAATTTGCCCTTATTTAGCACTCATAATAGTTTCATTTGCGGTTTTAATCTGTTCGTTAATTTCATTACTTTCTATATAGTTTCCTGCTATGTCCCTTACCTTCATATCAGGCGGTAATTCAGGGAAAGATATTCTACCATTCTGTATATCGTATTTTGTATAATCATCTTTATCGCTAAACACCTTATCCAATACAATATCATTAAACTCTTCATCAATTTCTTCATCTGTCTTATTAAACCATAGGGTCATTTTATCTAACACCTTTTTTTTATCTCTTTTACTAAATGTGCTTGGATTACTTAAAGGGTGTTTTCCTAATTCTTCTAAAGCAACTACTTTACACTTCATCGCTCTATCTTTCAGTATGCGTAGGTCTTTCTCTGCTTGGGTCTCTTCCTTGACCTCTTCGTCCCTAATAGGGATTTCAGGTTCGGTTCGCTCTAATACAGGGGGTATGATGCCTTCCATTCTATATATTAATATTAGAAAAAAATAATTCTAATATTAATTATTATCAAAATATATGCTCCTAAATACAATCCTAATTTTCTAATTACTATTCTAATCAGTATCACTATCTAACTCATCATTATCCAAGTTCATCATACAACCATCATCATCATTATACTTAATAGATACACCTTGTAGTAGTTTTCCTGTCTTGCTATTTCCTACAATTTTAAACTGCTCCTCACACCATTTATAGAACTCATCTCTACCATATTGTCTGCGTTCTCGGTAAGGCATTCTTTTATAATCATTATCATTTGAAATGGTTTCCCAAATATCTTTCAACCTCATCGTTTTCTTTTTCTTTTCTGCTTTGGTTTCAGCATCATCTACAGGGGTTCTTAAGTAGTGAGTGTTAAATAGTTTCAAGAATAGATTTTGATTTTCAATAAACTTTTCAGTAGCATCTCTAATCTCCTTTGGAATAACAAACTTAATACCATCGTCAGTCTTATATTTTCTATATACACCCAACAACAAATCCAAGAATATTAATTTAACTCGTTGGATAAACTCCTGTGTTTCATAATAGGTATTACCCTCTTTGAATTGTATGCCGTCATATGATTTTCCAATCTTATTAGGGTCATCTGTGAAATTAACAGGGAAGAATAAATCTACAATTCTGCGATAATCTGCCCTCTGTGGTTTGCCGTCAAAGTCAGGTGAATTATTGAACTCCATTACGAATGTAGCAGTCATAAAGAAACTTTCAGGATTACAATTGAGGAGACGACCTACGAACTTACCACCTCCAGTAAGGTTTCTCACCATAGCAACCTTGATTGCTCCAGCAACCTCTTTGAAATTAATATATCTTTTATTTTTCAGGTTAAACATATCAGGAGAAGGTGTATTTGCCTTCTCAACATCTTTTAATATACCATTTCCAGGTTGAAAGTAATACTCACCCAATACTGCGTCCATAAGCGAACCAGTTAAACCCTTACCATTCCCTCCCTGTCCGTTAAACAGAAATAACTTTTGATATGCTCGTCCATCTAATCCTGATGCTAATACCTGTAAGAATAGGTTGCGTTTCTCTTCGTCAGGGTGTATATCCTCAAAGATTTTCGCCAACATCTCTTTACATTCCGCATTTTCAGGACAATCATAATCTATATCCTTATAATCGTATTTTGTAGTTAATGTGATATAATCGGTATAAGTATAATCCCTGAACTCGTCTTTTTGTAAATCATATACACCATTATTGAACCCCAATAAGTAGGGGTCGCTATTAAAATCTTTTTCTATTTCATTTGCTTTAGTGAGGATATGCTTAATTATATCGTTGATACGATTGGAGTTAGATGTGTTGTTTCTTAAGGTTCTCAACAAAGTATTAATACCTTTCTCATCTAATTCAATCGCACCTATGATTTCCTCACTTACGACTTTATACAAGTCCTCACTAATGTATATATAGAGTTTATATCTTTTATCTTTGTCGGTTTCATTATACCACCTACCATTCACAACCTCACCATTAATTTTCTCACCAGCATATACATTCAGTTCTCCCTGCTTTGTTTTAATAACATAATTACCATAGAGTTCCAAGAACCTATCCGCCAAACATTTCACAGATAAAGCATCTTCCCACTCCTCAAATGTAAGAACATCAGTATTCATTTCAGGGATTTCAATACCTTCATCAAAGGGTTTCGCAATCCAACCTACATCAATATTCCATTTGTCTATGACAAGTTGGTTCAGTTCCGTAGCAAGGTCAGCATAATCCGTTTCTTTTAATATCATAAACCCATCTTGGGAGGGCACAACATCTTCAATACGGACTTTACCTTTATTGACAAGATAGGTAATACACTCCTCCTGTATCATCTTTTCTACTGATTGAGACCACAACGCCATCACACCTCGTTTTGCTTCACCCTCATTTCTCCATTTCTGTTTGTCCTGTTTCAGCACATCTTTTTTGATTTGAGGATTAGCATTATAAACGATTTCAATAATGGTTTTCATAAAACTCTCCAATTCTACAAAATCCGCAATCCTATTGCCTTCATTTGTAGTAATATCATTCTCCCTAATCCAAGTGGTATATGACCCTCCAAACATCAGGATAATAGGCAACCTCTTTGCCGTATCCTTATTACAATTATGGTGGTTCATAATGAACTCCCTGTATTTTTTTGGATTTTTCACATATTTAGTCAGGTATTTATTGGCGAGGTTATGATGCTTACATATCTCATTTATGATAGTTGGTTGGGCGTTAATCATATCATAGTCAATATAGTTCCCATCGCAAAATGAATGACGAGTAGGACGATGAAATATAGACAGGGATAGATAGTTGCTTGGTAGAATACGACCCCACTTATGCTTTGCTAATTTATGTGCGACTTGGAAACGATTTAGTTTGCGATTATACAACTCTTTAAACTTAATCATCTGTTCCAACTCCGTCTTATATGTTTTACCAACACCATTCTCATAACGAGATGTGCTTTGATAGGTTATACCCATCTCTGCTTTGATAAACCCATAAAGTTTTTTCACATCAACCAACTCCACACATTTTTTTTTGTCAAAGATAGTGGTTCGCACCATAGAGGCATTCAGCGTCCAATCAAATTGGAAAGGCATAGTTTCAGCAGTTTCGTTCTCAACGATTTCCATTCTTATATAATAGTATTAGATAATATTTCTTTATATCAATTTTTAATATAAATATTAATAATAGTTTATATTAAATATTCCTAAATATTTCATTTCATTTTTTTTAATAAATCAATCAATTTTCTAAATAATCATTTTTACTAATTTATAAAAAATGATTAGTTATTGAGCGTTGTATTTCTGTAATACTATATCTATTAGTTCAGGT